AAATGTTGGATCTCCTACTCTTAAGTTGTTAGATGAATCTACTAGAGTATTTATTCCATTGACTTTATATATTTGAGATGATATATTACCACTTGAACTTATATTACCTGAGGCTGTTATATCTCCTGTAATTAATAAATTATCTGTAAAGTTGATTCCTGCTACATCTCCTCCTGTTGATTGAAAATTATCTGCATATATTGTTCCGCTTGCACTTATATTACCTGAGGCTGTTATGTTTGTAGCTTTTAAATACCCATTAGTAGTAATAGCATCTCCATTAAAGTTAAGGGTTTTATTAGATGGACTATATGTTATAAGAGAAGTCTGTGATGAAGTTGAACCACTTGTAATAAGAAGTCGATCTGTGTTATCTGCACCTATTTTATAATTTGAGTCAGTTCCAAGTACAAGCTCTTTATTATTAGGAAGTTTAATGTCATTTTGAAAATATGTTTGTCCTGATTGGAATAAAATTTGACTTACTCCTCCTACCTCTACGAAACCTACACTTTTTATATATATGTTTCCATCAATTGTGATACTATTACCATGAAGTGCTCCACTTGCACTTATAATACCTTGAGCTACTATGTCATCACTTGAAAGAATATGTTCTGCTGTTATTGTTCCACTTGAACTTATATTTCCAGATGATGTTATGTGGTTTTCTACCTCTAAAAAAGAAGAACTTAATGTACCTACAAGTATTTGGGTTCCTGTTTCGTTTAAATTTAAATTAGAATTTATTAATTCATGATATTGTGATTGGTTTGGTATATCACCTGTTTCAAAGTATCCTTTTAGTGTTTTTTTATTTGCCATTATCCTATTGTATTATTTTGTCCTATTGTTTGATATCCAACTCCTATTATTTCTTGTTGTATATTTTGTACTCCTACTGATTCTCTTATTTCTTCTCTTGTTCTTGGTTTGTCAAATGTACTTACTGTTTCAGTAGTAAATTTAACTGTTGATTTGCTAAAGTGTTTTTGTGGTTGTGATGCTAATTTAGCGCTCATAGCATCTGGTATAATATATCCTTGTAAATCTAAACCAAAGGTTGTTTTAACCATTCTGTTAGTTCCTTGTGATACTTCTACATTGTTTGCAAATGTGTCTATCCTCGCCATAAATTTAAACCTTTCAGGATCACCCCAATAAGCATCAGAAGCATAATTTATAGCTTCTACTATTTTATTATTTTGAGCAACATAATCTGTCCATATAATAAATGAATATTTTAATCTAACATAATCAGGAATAATTACATTATGGAATTCTTTTTGTGGGGCTCTATTTTGTAATAATGAAAAGTTATCATATTGGTTTCTTTTCGTATATTTTACTTGAAATGTTTGGTAAAGATGAGGATTATTAGCATCCATTTTATTACCTAAATCTCTTCTTTTTTCAACACTATCTCTTTTAAACATTATGATAGGTGCTTGAATTTTTCCTTCTTTGTCTCTATAATAGCCGTCTTTTTGAGCACCTTTCCACCTTTCAGGATTACCATAAACTAAAGGAACATTTACTCTGTTTCCATTATTAATTACTGATGGTTTTATAACGTTATTAAAATAAAAATTTATAGCTTCATCATGATCTTGTAAACCTATAGAAACATCTTTTATATTATCATCATCTCTTCGTGTTATACTTCCTCTATTAGATGGTTTTTGGGTATTTGTGCTTTTTTGTGGTTGAATGTTATTAGGTACCACATCTTCTACTGGAAAACTAGGTTTAGCAGGATCAACTGATGATGGTTTTTCAACATTAGGAGACAATAAATTATTTCTTAATTTATCGTTTTTTCTTTGTGGTAAAGGTCTATTAAAGTCTGCCATTATAGTGGGTTAACTGTTCCATCCGTTACTTTATTAGTTGAAGGATATTTTCCCCCTCTTAAAGGTATTAAATTTAATTTTTCTACTAAAGATAGGTGAGTGTTTAAAATTATTGAAAAACTATCTCCAAAATCTACTGTTCCTGTTGATATAGCATAATCTGGATCTCTACCCATAAATAGTTGGTTTTCTACTTTTGAATCTACTTCATAAAAATTATTTCTAAAAAGTAACAAATCTCCCACTTCAGGTATTAAATTTAAGTTTCTTAATTCTTCTTTTAAAAACTGATAACCAACGGTTTGATCAATGTCAGATCCAAAGTCATTGGACGACCACGCTTGATCTTTTCTATCGATTAAACACGCGATTCTTACGGGTTCATAAAACATTTTGCCCATAGACTCACCATAAACATTAGCTGTTGTACGTTCAAGAGCAAACTTATAATATCCAACTTCTGTTTGAATAATATCATTAAGAAGTTCTTTATTTAGTTTGTGAAATAACGATATGTCTCGTGATCCTCCAAATAATGCCATTATAATCTTTTTAAAGTTTCTGGATGAAATACTACTGATTTTACACCTGGTATTCTTAAATCATCTTTAGACATGTCAGATGTTACCATGTCTTCTTTAAATTTTATTAAATCTTGTTTAGGATCTGTTCTTGTAACAAATTTAAATTTTACTCTAGTATATTCAGTGTCTTTTTTCTTCTGAGTACCATCGGGAGTGATATTATTTACAATTGTTACTTTTTCTAAACCTCTAATTTGGTCTAATATACTAGTAATAGGAACTTTTCTATCAGATATAATTCTTACTTCTACTTGGTAAGTATTTAATACTTCGTTTAATATGTTTGTTAATTTTATCATTATCCTATATAAATGTGGTATGGTATTTTGTAATATGTTTCTTGTGTTTGTTGTGCTTCTTGGTTTTTTCTTTCAAGTTGTTTTAATCTTGTAGTTTCTTCAAGTAATTCTTTTAATTCTGTTATTAGTGTTGCTTTTTCTTCTTTAGCTTCAGCTAATAATCTTGTATGGTCTAATGTTGTGTCAGATCCAGGAATTGGTATTGTACCATATTTACCCCTTATACTTCCTAACATTTCTTTTGCTAATGCTAAAGCATATCTTCTAATCCATTGTCTTCCTGGTTCATTTATATAAGCATATGTTGGGTTAGTGTAAGGAACATTTGATATGTCTGTTATTAAGTTAGGGGCTGTGTTTTTTACAGGATTGTTTGCTACTGATTGTACTACATATTCAAAATGTAAAGTGTAATCTTTATTAGGTATAGGGAATAATTTTAAATATCTATTTGCTTCTACATTAAAATGATATCCTGATTTTCTAATTGTATCATTTAATTCAATTGCTTGTAATTTTTGTAAATCAAAACTTAAGGGCATTAACATAAAGTTTACACCAGGTGAATAATTACCAAATCCAAAAGATTGCATTAAAGATTGAATTCCTGTACCTGTACCAGCATAAGGGTCAAAATATCTATTAATTGCTGCTGGTTGGTAATGCATTATTTTCTTTATATAGATAGCTTCTGATCCACTAAGTGAAGAACTAGCATGTGATAATATATCATATTTTTGTACTCCTCTAAGTACATCTATAGATCCTCTTTGTATTTCATAATCTCCCCCCGCTCCATCTACTTCACTACCATATTGTTCAGACACATTAATTGTGCCCCCCATATTAGGAGTAATTAGTTGGTTATTAAAATTAGATCCAGTTGAATTTCCTTCTAAAGATTGAAAGTTATTTATTATTTGAAAATTGTATAATTGAGCACCATATTCGTTAGTTGCTTCTTCAAAACATGTAAAAAAGTTAACTGCTTGTAATTCAACGTCTACTAATGGATATCCTAAACGTTTAGCACACCAATCTGCTGTTTGTACTGCTGATGAAGTAAAGTCATTATCTGTATCATAAAACGAAAAAGGTGTTAATGATGCATCAAAGGAAGATGAGCCGGGCCATATAGGAATGTTTGCCATTTTTAATTGAATTAGGTTGTTCCTATATAAATATGAAGAAAATACGGAAAATTTACATTCCGTTTAGTAATTCAAATACTTCATCTATTGCTACATGACGATGATTATCTTCTAATACTCGCTTGTAAACATATTGAGATTTATCAATTTTAGGAACATCATGAATTGCTGAATAGTTTTTGTCTTTTAAGTCAATTTGTTGGTTGTCTCCACAAAATATTAAGGTTGATCCTTTACCTAATCTACCTAAAGCCATTCTAAATTGTGAACGAGTTAAATTTTGAAATTCATCAACAATTACAACTGCGTTTTCAAATGTTCTACCTCTAAAATGTGCTAAAGAAACCAATTCAATGTCTTCATTTTTTTCCATTTTTTCTAAAATAAGTGGTTTGTTGTAAATTTTACGCATGTTAGATTTGATAGGTACTATCCATGGTTCCATTTTTTCTTTTTCTGAACCAGGTAAAAATCCATTGTCTTCAGTTGACACTGTTGGTCTTGTGATTATAATTTTATTTATCTGTTTTTTAAAAAACATGTCTAATGCAACTTGACAAGCTAACAATGTTTTACCACTACCTGCTTTACCAACAATAAAATTGTAAGGATGATGTAAAATTGCCTGTTTTGCTGCTTTTTGTTCTTCTGAAAGTGAAAGTGAAAATCTAACAGAACCTTTTGGTGGCTTTTTTGCCATATTTTGTTTAACCATTTATGTAACGTTTTATTATACATATAAAAAAAAAAGAGCCGCTAATAGCGGCTCTCTTTAATGTATAGTTAAACTAACTGCTTACAGCTCGTTTAAATCGTGACAAATTACTTTACCATAGAAATCAGGTCTTACCATTTTCTTAGCATATCTAGTCATAATACCTTTTTTAGGCGTGAATGAAATTGGATCGTACACTAATGGAGTCATGATTAACGGAATGTATGGAGCAAATACAGCACCAGTTTCAAGGAATTGAGATCCTTTATAACCCATCAAGATAGTGTTTTCTAACATGTAAGGGTTTTTGTAAACTGTGTATCTAGAATTAATTGCACCTACTTTCTGAACACCCATTGCATACTTGTTAGCATCACCTGCTGAATCAGCTGCGAATCCTGGGATTGATTCTAAGATTGTAGAAACTTTTGGAGAAACTACCATAAAGTTGGCACCAC